ACGGACATAGCAATGTCCGTCGCTTCTTCTTTATTGATTGCATTAACAATCCAAGTATCTTGCTTGATGTAGCGTTCAGTTACCTTGAAAGTTTTAAGATTTTCTTTTTTCTTTAATCTTTCAGCAAGCTGTTCTTGTTCTTTTTCTTGTTGGTCCAAGACCCACGAATCGAATTTACTCATGATCTCTCCTTTATTGAAACAGTTATATCAATGTCTCTAGTGGCATACTCGCCATTAACAGCTTCGTTGTATTCTTGAAGTAAATGAATCAATCTTTTTATATCAATGTCGTTGCCCTTTATTGATCCTATTAACTGATTCTTTTTTTCTTTACCCTTAGACCAAGTGCTACCCCAGTTTTCAATATTATAGTTATCAATGTACATGTTTATTCCTCCTTACCATATACGAGTTTTTTTAAGTAATCTAAAGTTAGACCATCAAAGAGCTCTTCTTTGTAGACGTTACGAGACACATCAAAATAATAATTGATTCTGTTTCCAACATCCTCGGAAAAAGATTTGGTATCATCTTTAGAAACATAGTTAGTAAAGTCATCATCTGGATGAAAATTAATTCTATTATCTACTAACCATTGTAAGAACTGTTCAAATTCTAACAAGTTACTTACATCAAAAGTTGGCATTTTATTTATCATATTCACTCCTTTTATAATATTTATATACTAAATATCCCATATGAATTGATATGTCAAACACTTTACCCCTCTCCCCCTTGGGAGGAATACTAATAAGGAGTTGTATCAAGGAGAGGGGATATATATGTTAGAATTAAATATACTCTATTAACTTATACACTTGTATATAGTTTTTAAAACAAAAATATAATTAAAAAATATAAAAAATATGCCGTCTAAGGTGTCTAAGGTGTCTAATATAAATAATATATATGTTTTTCAGTAACTTGAGGTCATTTTTATCTAGACACCTCCTAGACATCACTTGAATAAGCTGTCTAGTTGCATAAATTTACTTGTTTATATATAATAATACTATGAATATTGAGGAATTAAGAGATAGACTTACACCAAAACAAATTAAATTTTGCGTTCTTTTTGTTCAAGAAGGTGACACAAAGACAGCAACAGAATGTGCAATTTTGGCTGGCTATTCCAAGAATAGAGCAACAGTTGAAGCATGTGAGCTTAGGAAAGATCCTAAATGTTCTGCCTATATTCAGGAGTTGAGAAACCTGGAAGAAAAAAAGTATGAAGTGAATCTTCATAAACACTTAAAGAGATTAGATCAATTAAGTAGAGGGGCGGAAGAAAAAGGTAATTGGAACGCGGCTGTAACGGCTGAAAAATCTAGAGGTCAAGTTGCAGGTTTGTACATTGATCGTAAAGAGATTATGCATGGGTCAATAGATCAATTGAGTCGTGAGGAAGTTGACAGCTTATTGAAAGATATGGACAAGAAAATGTCAATCGAAGGGAGTTATAAAGTTATAGATGACAACGAAACCAGAGACAAAATTTTGGAAGAGAATAAAGAATAAGTTTAATAAAATTACCCTAACTAGAATTGAAGCAGTTACACCTTTAGGATTGCCGGATATCAACGCAGTTTTTAAAATCAAGAATGGTAAATCCGGAGAGTTTTGGATTGAGTTAAAGGTAACCCGAGGTAATTCAATTGGTCTGACGCCTAACCAAATATCATGGCATTTTAACCATAATAAGAATGGTGGTGTTTCATTTATCATGGCAACCCCCCTCGGACAGAGAGACATCTCGATTTATTCTGGAGCTAGAGCCTTGGACCTTGCAAAGTCAGGCTTGAGCCTTGATCCCTGTGCCTTGTTCCTTGATCCTTGTGACTTCCAGGAGCTCGAGTCTTGGCTGCTTCGCCGTGTTAATGAGCTCCGTAACTAACATTCTTAATATTGATATTCCAACAAGCACGACAAGTTTTGCATTCGTTACCCTGTTTCGAAGCGGGGCAGCTATATCCTATTGGCGCTTGTTCTTTATGCACGGTTGACGTGAGCCCCACGTTGGCGTGAGGCTTGCCGTCAATCATCGTAGCTGACACCCGTACAGCCAGGTTCCCTGGAAGTGATAAACCCTCATTGAAGAATGATTTCAGGATCCCGGGTTCACGGGTAGGCAGCCAATGCCTAACTTTGGGCGTAAGCATTGCGACAGCTACAATTTTTTTAAGGTGATCTAGTGACTGTAAATCACCTGAATCATGCCAGCGGAAATATGGAACCTTGCGACCGTAATTCTTGACTAGTGTCACCATCGCCTGGACCCAGTCGTCCCGGTCAATTGACTCTAGTCTTCTTTTATGTGCAGCCTTTACACCAGGGAAAACGTACCGTCCTTTTAATGCGTAACACATTGAACAAGTACTATTCTTAATTAATCGTAACTTGGACCCCGTGTCACAATCGAAGGCGCTTAGGCCGTAACCATAACCTGGCATTTTTGACGGCTTACTTAGACCGCCCACAATTTCTTTAGCTTGTTTTAAATTCATGCTTTACATATAAGAAATTATGGGATAATGTCAACCAATAATTTTAAGGGGGTGTATTAAATGAAAAACGAAAAACTAAATAAAGGTGATTGGTATCTTATCGACAATGGCTTGGGACCTATTAGAGCCCAGCTCAAAGAGTCACCACGCCAGGGGCGCGGCTTTAAAACAGCTGTGTTTATGTTTGTAAAAGGTACGGACGCCGGCCTATTTGATGAACACGGCAGCGTATATACAAGAGACATTCTTGAGCCTTGCGACCCGCCGGCCACGGCTTGAAACTTGCGGCCTCGGGAAAAAATTCCCGGGGCAGCCGCTTCTTTAATCATACAAGTGTATTAAGAATTTAGAATACAATGGTGAATATTCACCTTTATGTGTTACTGAATCAATATTAAAATAACCATCACCCCCAAATCCATGAAGTTTACATGCAATACCCTCATGACCTAGTTTATATTTCATATTACCATCATGTTCACAAATATCTTCATAAGAATAAAGTTTCATAAATTCTTCCAGGTAACATGGATCTATAATTAAAAGTTGACCGGAATCAACTCCGACATTACCATAATGTTTTATGATAGGTTTTTTTAAAAGATAATCATTCTTCATATATCACTCCTTTTTTTATTTGACATTATATAAAATTTATCCCATAGTCAATATTAATTTAATCTATAACAAGGAGTGTATTATGGGATTAGATCAATTTATGAATTGTGTTTCAGGTAATGGTAAAGAATACTATTGGAGAAAACACGCAAGACTTCAACAGTTCATGTCTCAAAAATGGGCTGAACAAAATCCGAATACGGAACCTGATGGATCTTTTAATTTAGGTTTTAATGGTGGTGACGAGCCTGTTAAAATTACACCTGAATTATTAGATGAATGGGAAAAGCAAGTTGAAGAAGATTATTATTCTTGTTTTGCGCCTGATGGTTTTTTTTGGGGGCAACAGTTCCAAGAAGAACAAGTAAAAGAATATAAAGCACAAGACAAAGAAGCAATCGACTGGTGTAAAGCCATGTTAGAAAAAGGGGAAACTGTGCAGTATTCTTGTTCGTGGTAAAAACTAGGGGGCGTAAAGCCCCCTGTATCTTTCATTTTTTTAATCTTGATACCTTGTGAATTAGCTGTTTGATATGGTCTTGCCATATCTGTTGCATCCATGCGTCCTGAGTCTTGCTTAGCTGGAGCTCTAGGATCTTAATTTTATTTAATAGTATCTGTTCCATAACTCTCCTTTAGATTATAAATAGTGTGGTAACATCAATCCAAGTATAAAGACAATTAAACAAAATGCAAACCAGAGCGATCCGGTTTGCATTAATACTTTTATTAGTCTATTCTTCATGATCGAGTTCTTCACTATAATCAGCATATTTTGAACGCAAGTGATCAGCATAACTATTACATTCTTCACTGACATAATAAGATAAATCATCTTCATCATAAAAACCAATAGTTAAGTCTTGATGATCTTTTTTGAAAATATCAATTACCCTACTAGCGACTTCATCCGGATATTCATCCCATTCTTCCCTAATAAGATCCATGATAATTAATTCAGCTTTATCAAAAGCCTTGTCTTTATTTTCTTGAAATAAAGTTTTTACTTTACCCATTCTTTACCTCGCATTCTAAAACTAAAAATAGTATTAAGGTTAACAGATCGCCAAGCTAATCTTGGATTATCTTTATTCTTTTTTAAAAGAGTAAGATCGATCACTTCTAACAAGTGATCTCTATTACCTTTTAATTCACCACCAGAAAAAAATTTCTGATTGGTGGGTATTCTACAAACTATCTTACGATCTTTTCCATTAGCTTTTTTAAAACTAATTGAAACAATCTCATTAGATAGAATTGTTTTAAGTATATTTTTATCAAACATAATAACACCTCATTAGTTTATTTGATAAGATTAATATAAGAATTAATGGGATTTATTCAAGACAATATTTTCAGAAAATCGTGAAAATATTCACACTACAAAAAAGAATTGTTTTTCCTGGTTTTTGCGATCCTGGTTTTTTGCAACCCCCCGCCCCCTAAATTTAGCCGCGGGTGTGTGTATATATGTATATATAGTAAGTTTTACATAAACAGTTTCTATGGTATAAAGTTCTGATGCAAGATACTGAAGCGTTTAAGCGTGTAGTAAATTTTGATAATTTAAATCCAACTGAATTAGAATTACTACAAAAGAAATTATTATTACGTAAAAAAACTTTTGAGTTAAAATCATTAGCACAAACTAATTTTTTAAAATTTGTAAAACAAGTATGGCCAGAGTTTGTAGAAGGACCCCATCACGTACAAATAGCAAAGAAGTTTGAAGACATAGCCGAGGGGCGTATAAAACGATTAATTGTAAATATGCCACCCAGACATACAAAATCAGAATTTGCATCTTTTTTATTTCCGGCGTGGATGATGGGCCGTGATCCTAAATTAAAGATTATTCAAACAACACACACAGCAGAACTATCGTACCGTTTTGGTAGAAAGGTTCGTAACCTCATGGAAGAAGCAGGTTACACCGATGTATTCGAAGATATAAAATTATCACAAGATTCAAAAGCAGCGGGTCGTTGGGAAACAAACAAAGGCGGAGAATACTTTGCAGCAGGTGTCGGTGGAGCGATAACCGGGCGTGGTGCAGATTTACTCGTGATTGACGATCCACACTCCGAGCAAGACGCATTGTCTGAGACGGCAATGGAGTCAGCTTACGAGTGGTACACGTCTGGTCCAAGACAACGTCTACAACCAGGAGGCTCTATTGTGGTAGTCATGACCAGATGGTCAACAAAAGATTTGACAGGTCAACTAGTCAAGGCACAAAAGGATGTTAAAGCAGATCAGTGGGAGATAATTGATTTTCCAGCAATCTTAGAAGATAAACCGATATGGCCACAATACTGGAAACTCG